CTCCAACTGCGCAAGCGTTCCGCCAATCAGCCAAAACAGCAAAGTAAACCATGACCACCTCCGGCACCACCGCTTTTAACATGGACCTCACGGAAATCGTAGAGGAAGCGTTTGAGCGTGCTGGTGGTGAGTTGCGCACTGGCTATGACCTGCGCACGGCCAGCCGGTCGTTAAACTTGATGTTCTCCCAGTGGGCCAACAAGGGTTTAAACATGTTCACGTACGAGCAGGGCATGATCCCGCTCGTCGCGGGCACCGCCACGTACAACCTGCCAGCGGACACCGTAGACCTGCTGGAGCACGTCATACGCACGGGCGCGGGAAGCGCCTCGACACAGGCCGACCTGACCATTACCCGGATCAGCGTCTCGACCTACGCAACGATCCCCAACAAGCTGCAGCAAGCCCGTCCCATTCAGGTGTGGATTGAGCGGCTGAATACACCGCGAATCACGGTGTGGCCGGTGCCAGATGACTCCCAACCATACGTCTTTGTTTACTGGCGGCTGCGCCGCATTCAGGATGCGGGAACAGGTGTGAACACCATGGACATGCCGTTCCGGTTTTATGAAGCCATGACGGCTGGGCTGGCGTATCACTTGGCCCTGAAGCTTCCCGGAGCGATGGAGCGCTTGCCAATTCTCAAACAGCAGTATGACGAAGCGTGGGATTTGGCCAGTTCTGAGGATCGTGAGAAGGCAGCCGTTCGGTTTGTGCCCCGTCGCATGTTCATTGGGACCCATTAATGGCCAATAGGTTTGCGTCCGGCAAAATAGCGATTGCAGAGTGCGACCGCTGCGGGCAGCAGTACAAGCTGAAAAAGCTGAAGACTGAGATCATCAAGACCAAAAAGTACGAGCTGTTGGTCTGCCCGGAGTGCTGGGACCCTGACCAGCCGCAGTTGCAGTTGGGCATGTTTCCTGTGGATGATCCGCAGGCGTTGCGCAATCCTCGTCGGGACACCACGTATTTTGTGTCAGGTCTCAACGTTGCAGGCAACATTTCGGGCGGTTCTCGAGACATTCAGTGGGGCTGGAGCCCGGTAGGCGGGGCCAGTAGTTTTGATTCGGCGTTGACACCAAATGACTTGGTGGCGGCGGGTTTTGTTGGTACAGTTTCTGTGGAGGTTTCATGAAAACATGCAACCGATGCAACTGCATTAAACCTAGCGCCGATTTTTACAAAAAACCCACCGCAAAAGACGGTCTGTTTTGGTGGTGCAAGACTTGCCATCGAGATTATGTAAAGCGTGACTACCACAAAAAAGCGGAGTCCGAAACTTATCGAATGAATGAGCGCCGTCGACTAAACAAGTACCACGCGGACAACCCCAAAAAAGTTTTTCAGTGGGGGAATCAATACCGCTCCAAAAACACTGCAAAACTTACCGCCAAAGCAAGAGCGTATGTTCTTTCGCGGGAAAAAAGAACGCCGCCATGGCTAACCGATGACGATTTTTGGCTCATGGAGCAAGCTTATGATTTGGCAGTTTTGCGCACCAAATTGTTTGGTTTTCAGTGGCACGTTGACCACATAATTCCCCTGCATGGGAGGCTTGTGTCTGGATTGCATGTGCCTCATAATCTACAAGTATTACCCGCTGCAACCAACCGCAGCAAGTCAAACAAATTCATAACGACATAAGGAGTTCGACATGGACGCGAAAAAAGCAGTACACAAGCATGAAGCTAACATGCACCCCGGCAAAGCGCCGACAAAGTTTGCCAAAGGCGGCAAGACCAATCTGCAAATGAAGCAAATGGGTCGTGGCTTGGCTAAGGTTGCAAACCAGAAGAAATCGGTTCGCTCAGTCCCTAAATCGGGAGTTTAATCATGGCCAAATTCAGTCAAAAAGTGATGGGCAAGGAAGTGGGTGCTGCCAGCGTTTACGCCAAGCCTCACACCATGTCCGGCAAGAGCGTCACGGTCGAAGAAAACCCCGGCAAGGGGCCTAACCGCAGCCGTGCAGATACCGTCAACATGAGCGTTGGCAACATCTCTAAGTCCGATGGCGGCGCAACCAAGACCAGCGGCATCAAGATGCGCGGCGCAGGCGCGGCCACCAAGGGTGTTATGTGCCGAGGCCCGATGGCATAAAGGCAAGCAATGGACTACGCTACGTTGAAACAAAGCATCGCTGACATCTGTGAAAACGAGTTCACGGAGGCTGAGTACGCTCTGTTTACACAGCAGGCGGAGCAGCGTATTTACAACACGGTGCAGTTGGCCAACTTGCGCAAGAACGTCACCGGAACACTGGCGTCGGGCAACCAATACCTGCAAGCCCCGGATGACTTTCTGTCCACCTATTCTGTTGCTGTCATTTCCGCGACGGGCGTCTACACGTTCTTGCTGAACAAGGATGTCAACTTCATCCGGCAGGCGTACCCCACTGTGGCGGCAACAGGACTTCCCAAGCATTACGCCATTTTTGGACCCCGCACCAACAATGCGAACGAACTGTCGTTCATTCTGGGGCCAACTCCTGACGCTGCGTACTCCGTTGAGCTGCATTATTACTACTACCCAGAGTCGATTGTCACTGCGACAACCACTTGGCTGGGCGATAACTTTGACTCGGCGCTGCTCAATGGCGCATTGGTCGAGGCCATTCGGTACATGAAGGGTGAGCCTGATCTGGTCAAGCTGTACCAAGACTTGTACCTGCAAGCAATTGCATTGCTCAAGAACTTGGGTGACGGCAAGCAACGTATGGACGCATACCGGGATGGGCAAGTCCGCATCGCGGTCAATTAACAGGAGGCCAAAATGGCAATCACGCAAGCAATGTGCAGCTCGTTCAAGGAGCAGCTTCTCAAAGGCGAACACGATTTTGATACGGACACGTTCAAAATTGCGCTGTACACCTCATTAGCCACACTGAGTGCGGCCACCACCGCCTACACAGCCCCTGCGGACCCCGCAGCAAACCCCACCAGCACGTATGAAGTGTCCCAGACCGGCACCAACTACACTGCCGGTGGCAACACGCTGACGGGTACCACAGTTACTCTTTCGGGGACCACTGCGTTTGTAGACTTTTCCGATACCACATGGACGTTGGCAACCATCACAGCGCGTGGCGCGTTGATCTACAACAGCTCAAAATCTGACAAAGCCGTGGCAGTTTTGAACTTTGGCGCGGACAAAACCAGCACCTCGGGCAGTTTCACGATCCAGATGCCAACGAATGATGCGTCCAACGCATTGATCCGCATCGCTTAATGGTGGACAGGTGGCCAATGCAATCGTAGCCTTTGAAGGATGGAACGCCTCCGGTGTAAGCTGGGGCGCTCAAGGGTGGGGTGTTGGCCACACAAATGTTACCGGGACAACTGAGCTTGGCACAGTATTCGTCCAAGAGGGCACCACCGCCTTCGCCACCGGGGTGCAAGCCACCGGAGAAATTGGCGATGTCGCGGTTACGGGCACAAGCGTTTACACGCTTGCAGGTGTTCAGGCCGACGGTCAGTTGGGTGACGTTTCGGTTTTAGGGGACGCGCTTGCGCTTGCTTCTGGAACTCAAGGCACCACAGACCTTGGCACCGTAACCATAAACCTTGAAATTGTTGTATTTGCCGATGGCGTAGAGGCTGTTGGCCAGCTCGGGTTTGTTGCAGTCCGAGGCAATTCTCGGGTTACAGTCACTGGCGTTCAGGCCACCGGGTCTATCGGGCAGGTTAATGTTTGGGGGTTGGTGAATGACATTCAGACTGCGAACTGGCAAAATATCAACACTGTGCAAACGCCGACTTGGACGGCGATAAACGATGCGCAATCAGCAAACTGGCAGCAAATTGCTGCGTAAGGAAAGAGCATGACAACAGCATACACATCCCTTCTTGGGCTGGCCCTTCCGGTAACAGGTGAGCTTTCTGGCTCGTGGGGCGATGTCGTTAACGACGAGATTACATCCCTGACAGATGCGGCCATTGCGGGCTCTACTTCTTTGGCCACAGATGCGGATGTGACGCTGACCACCACGAGTGGAGCCAGCAACCAGTCACGGCAAGCGGTGCTGTATTGCAGCGGGGCCCGTACTGCCATTCGCACAATCACTGCGCCAGCGCACAGCAAGGTGTACGTAGTCATCAATGCAACCACCGGGGGTTACCCAGTCATTGTGAACGCTGTGGGGCCTACGACCGGCGTCAGCATCCCTGCTGGGGTTAGAGCGTTGATTGCGTGGAACGGCTCTGATTTTGTGATTGTGTCCCTGTCCTCCCCTCGCGTAACCGTGATTGCGGACGCTACTTCGCTGACGGTCAACTCCGACACCACAGACATCGCTACGCAAGCCAACACGCAAGCCGCAGGCACTTTGACCATAGGAGCCCCCACCGGGACGCCTTTAAACGGCCAGAAGCTCATCATTCGCATCCAAACGACCAACGTGCAGACGTTCTCATGGAACGCGGCGTTTCAGGGCTCCACGGACATTGCGCTGCCAACAGCCACTTCGGGGTCCACGCTGTATGACTACGTGGGTTTCATTTACAACGGTACTGCTGCTAAGTGGCAGATGGTTGCCAAGGTCTTTGGCTTCTAAGGAACTGACATGATCGACATTGTTTTTGAAATTAACGGCTTTCGTGATGCCCTGCACTTGGCAGATGACCACAGCTTTACTGACGCTGAAATTGAAGCAATGAAGCAGGCTCGGTATGACAAGTGGGATGCGTTCATCAAGAACCCTCCTGCGCCGGTTGCGGAAGAGCCAGTCGTAGAAGAGCCTGTTGTAGACACACCTGTTGAGGAATAAGCATGGCAAACCGCTATTGGGTCACTGGGGGTGATGGCAACTGGAACAGCACAACCAACTGGTCTACAATCTCTGGCGGGTCTTCTGGCGCGTCTGTGCCGGGAAGCTCTGACGCTGCACTGCTAAACGCCTCTTCTGGCTCAGGCACAGTCACGCTTGACATCAGCCCAACGATTCAGACCCTGACCTGCACAGGCTTCACAGGCACACTTGCCTTTGGCACCAACACGATTACGCTGAACAGCACAGGCACAATCTTCACTGGCGCTACGACCATGACGGTCACAGGTACGCCTCAGATTATCTGCACCAACAATACCGCAACATCAAGAACTATTACAACAACCGCAGCCACTGAAGCAAACAGCATATCATTTAGAGTAACTGCGGGGACAGGAACTTTTGGCATTACATCTGGTAGCAGCGTAAAAGATTTGGACTTTACTGACGGTACAAACCCCACCGGATATGCAGGCACTCTTGGCAACTCCTCAATAACTATTTATGGAAATTTCAAAGCCTCTACCGGAATGACCCGTACAGCGGGCGCTCAAGCATACACATTCGCCGCCACATCGGGCACAAAGACAATCAACACCGCTGGTGTGACGTTTGATAACCCGTTCACCTTTAACGGTGTAGGTGGCACTTGGCAG